GCATCGGACTTCTTGGCAGGCATCTTGTTTGCCTTAACGACAGAGGAAGAGGCAGACATTTTGAACGCGTTGGTATACTCTTACCCTACGGCGGTCATGTAAATCGCTTGCGTCAGGAAATCGGGGGAGGGTCTCTTTGTGTACTGTAACATGCGCTGCTTGGTGCACACGTAGTAGGTTCTGTAGGCGACCACGGGGTCCGAGTGCTTGTATTCATCTGGCATGGCTGGCTTGGGAGGTGTCCAGGCCTCGGGCAGACCTTGCGGGATTATCATACAGAGCCACGCGAGGTGCTCCTCGCACTTGTGGTGCTTGCCGTAGCGGTAGGTGTACTCCTCGCACAACTCCAGACCAAGCCGACACAGCCAGCGGTAATTGGCTTGGGACTCGCGGGTCCACTTTGCGACAGGGTGGTTGGGATGGGTCTTCTTGTATGCGGTCTTGGGCATAGGTGTTCCAGCGACCCAGTGGGCACAATACAGAAGTTGGCATGTCTCGAGGATCATCTTCACGACGTGCTTGTCGCAGTGAAGGCGAGCCGCTTCGGCGGGGTCGAGGGAGAGGAAGAAGATATTCATGGCGGCAAGTATCCGTTGGCCTGTGACTCTCAAACCCGTTTTTAGCAGCGATGCAGGGCAGACAGGGTAAGGAACACAAAGTCGTAGGCGTTGGACTCCATCAACATGAACATCAATGCATTGAGGCTGGTCATGACGTAACTCCCTGGAGAGAGATTGCTGGCATTGATCATTCCACGCCTGCACAAACACATTGCCTTGTGAGACGGGCGCGGCATCGCTGAAAGGTCTCGGTAGACAAATCGGAACATGACGGCAAGGTTATCCTTGGAGATCTCTGCAAACATATTGGGATGAACGTCTTCGAACCCGTAGAAACGGAAGACTTGGCACAAGAGAGTCCAGCGACGGGCAATCCGATCTGCCGTCGATACCCCTGCCTCTGTCGGGATGCTGTACCCATGACGACGCCGATGAACCCACAGTTTCTTAAGGCGATGCAGGTCAGCCGCTGCCAAGGGCACGTTCGTATACGGATTCAGTGGTGCCATCGATCGTGCGCTCCAGTCCCAGATCGTGCAAAAGTCAAACCACCACACCTTTCCCGCTTCGTCCAACCCAAAGTAGTCCAAGGGGTACTGGCGGCTCTTCTCCACCGTCGTGCAGACATCGTCGTCATTGACACACACCGCTCTGCGCAGGACACCTGGTCCACATAAGGCAAGGTAACGACGGATCCTCCACCCACGGAACAAGGATTGGATACGGACAATCGAGGGTACAGTTTTCTTGTTTGCATCCACCCATAACCGAAGCGTGCGCACCCCACGATGCCGACCACACACCGTGTGCCCCAACAAGGCCCGATGTGGGCAGCGATCGGTTGACTTGGCGTTCTTCACTGACGCACAAGTCGGCATTACATGACTGGAAGAGTTTCTTGAAAGTTGGAAACGTGCGGTAAAAACGGAAAGTGCCGTTGGCTGACCAACCAGTCTTACAACCTGAATACAATGTCTGCCTCCGCTATCGTTCCTTCTGAGACTCTGGACATCAACCGCGTCACCATCGGCGAGATCCGTGCCAATAAGGCAGGGGGCAAGACCGTTCCGATTCGCTACAATGGCCAGAACTTCCAGGTCCGTATTCCCCGCATCTTCTACCCCGCTGGAGTTGTCGTTCGCACGGACGATCAGGGCAAGAGTAGCTACAGTCTGCTGGCCTCGCTGAAGGGCTGCGACACCTTCGTGAAGCAGCGTGCACAGACCGATCTGGGTGAGATTGGTCAGCTGTATAACTTCATGCTGGACCTTCAGGAGAAGATCATCCAGCATGCGATTACGAACAGTGGTAAGTGGTTCGGCAAGTCCAAGTCGGAGGCAGTGCTCCGCGAGACGATGAAGCCGATCCTGAATCCTAGCGTGGAGAAGGTGAATGGCGAGTGGGTTCCGAGCGGTAAGTATCCTCCGAGCCTTCGCATGAAGATCTCGGTCTGGGACGGTGCGGTCAGCCTGGATGCAATGGATCCGAACGGTGAGTCGATTGCCGTGACGCTGGACAACATCGAGCAGGTGTTTGCCAAGCGTATGGAGGGTCGCATGGTGATTGCGCCGAGCATCTATGTCACGGGCACTGGCTTCGGTGTGACGTGGCGTGTCGTGCTGGCCAAGATCTTCCCGCCGACTCGCGTGTCGGCCAAGGCGGCCTTCGCAGACATCAAGGAGCCTGAGGAGGAGAACGCTCGTGAGGATGCGGATGATGAGGCCTCGGTGGTCGTGCCTACGGTTGAGGCCGAGGAGGAGGAGGAGGCTCCTGTCCGTAGCGCTACGCCTGCCCCAGCTCCTGCGCCAACTCCAGCGAAGGCTGTCGGTCGGAAGCGTGCTGCGGTGGCTGCAGCAACGTAAAGACCTTCGAACCAGACGGAGGTGTGTGAAGAGTCAAGGAATCATCTACAAAAAACACCTTGGACAGGTTAGGCAAGTCTAACTGAGTCCCAACACAACCAGCATGGAGTGGCTCAAGAGAAGCCCATGCACACTTTTCACATGTGTACACCTTCGGAGGACTCAACACCATGTCAGGACTGAAGACACGGACCGACCCCTTCGTGCACTGCTCGAGGATTGTGCGGGGCGTGGTCCATCCTTCGGACATGAAGCGCTCGTACACGGACTCGGGAAGCACAGACCATAGACTGTTACCGACCTCCCACCCCTTTTCCTGTAGGAGCGTGGCAAAGGGGGATTCGTAATACCAGCGCAGGTGCACATCTGCATGGTCCACCAAATCGTGTTCGGCCAGCCCCACGCGGTCCAGGTCCTCGTCGTAGAGCCAGTACACATTGGCGTGGGTATACGCAGGATCCCGACGGCCTCGGTACACCTCGCGGCCATCCATGGTCCACAGGTCGGACACAACATCAATATCGTGCTCCGTAATGTCCGTGGAGACGGGGTACACCACGCGGCGGTCGATAGCAGAGAACATTGTTAGCCCGCGGCACTTAATCAAACGAGACCACAACGCGGACATCGTGACGGCGCACGGACTTGGTGGCAGAGCGGCTGAGTTCATGGCGCTTGCGACGTCCCTCCTCCGTATTGGTCACCACCTGCGAACAGGCCTCCATGTCTGCGTGAATCTCATCGTAGTGAGACTCGAGGTAATCCAGCACCTCATCCTGAACGGCCCACTCGAAAAAGTTGAGCTGTCCCACCGTCGTGTCCAGCCCACGAAACTGGATTCGCTTCCACCTGCAGAAGGGATCGAACATCTTCTTGTTGTACGCCTTGAGGTGGGCCTTGTAGACCAGGTACACGATCACGTGCTTGTTGTCGCGGGTCAGGAACGACACATTCTGCTTCTTGGAGTAATTGGTCACGAACCAGTCAATCAACCGCAGACTCAGTTTGGACTCACCTTGCAGGATGGATTGGACACGCGCGAAGGTTGCGGGATTGGCGTAGAAGGTCTCGAGACGGTGCAGCACCCACTGCTCCTTGCTTTGAATTACAGTATCCGTCATACCTAATCTGTGTTTCACCAGTGAAAATGAGTTTAGGAGTTCAACGCATGGAACCATGTAATGGATGATGCGCTCACACAGTGGTTGTGGGATGGTCCCTTTACTCACCTTCAAACGCGGATCCGCCAGTTCGTACACTTCTGCACAGGTTTGGTGCCTATCTCTCATCGTGTGCTTCGTCGTCATGTTCTGGCTCGCGTTCATGAGCTCATGAAGGGCGAGCTTGGACGCAGGTGGACACGGGACCGCAACGTCAAGCGGGTCATTCGTATCTACGGTCAGAATGATCAGCGAACCGCGGCGTGGCACAGCAAGCGTGGCCAGATGATTACAGCGTCTGAGTTGGGCGCCATCTTTACGGGCGGCGAGACGCGGCGCGGTGTCATGATGCGAAAGCTGGAGCCTCCTGCACCGACGACAGGTCCTCCGTGTGCACCGTTGATCTGGGGCACGCGCTTCGAGCCGATTGCCAAGCAGATCTACGAGGAGGAGACGCAGTGTTCCATCACGGATGTGTCGTGTGTCCAGCACCCCCTTCACTCCTTCATGGGCGCCTCTCCAGACGGCATCATCTTCCCTAAGGGACCGCGGGATACCAGATTCGGTCGGCTGGTGGAGTTCAAGTGTCCCTTCTCGCGCGTGGCCAAGGAGGGCGTGCCGTCTGCGTACATTCACCAGATGCAGATGCAGATGGAGTGCACGGGCATTGACGAGTGTGAGTATGTGGAGTTTCGGTTCAAGCAGGTGTATTATGCAGAGTGGGTAGCCTTCCAAGGTCGCAAAGGAATCTTTGTGATCTTCGAGGATGATACGGTGAGTTATACGAAGGATGCGTCGTGGGAGCAGGAGCACCAGAAGGTCCACTGGATTCTGCAGTCCGTGAAGAAGGACTTTGTGCCGCGTGACCCTGCGTGGCTGCCCAAGCACTTTCCCGACATGAAGACTTTCTGGGATGATGTGATCAAGCATCGCGAGGCAGGAACCAAGCCGCCGCCTCCGCCCTCAACAACAATAACGATAGATCTTTGAGAACCACGACCTGCGCAGTGCGAATTTGGAATTCCACTGGGCAATGGTGTAGCGGTTCCCCATACTGCCATTGCATCTCCTGCACAGGGGATAGAGGTTGTCCAGAGTCGTCTGGCCACCCTTGCTCTCTGGGATGTCGTGTCCACACTCAAAGTCAAAGACGTTCATGCGGTTCTGACACCAGCCGATGGTACACGGCTTGGAGAAGACGTGGCCGCAGCGGTAGATCCACACCTGTTCTCGCAACGCCATGGGTATCTTTTGTTTGGTTGTCATTGGGACTTACCATGTCTTTTCCTGTAGACGACCCAGAGGCGGGCCGCTCTGGATGTTGATGTACGACTGGTGCGAATTCACCTGGAACGGAGTCTGGATTCCTTCCAGCGGCGGATTGACCACCTTGGGGCGGGGCATGTGGTTGGTGCGCTGGGCGTAACTCGAGTCCGTCGTGACATCCGTACGAACAATGCCACGCATGTCTTGGAAACTCGGGTCGGGGCGCCTGGCTGCCGACGAGAAGAAGGTGAACCACGCGAGGCAGACGGCCACCAAGGCCACGAGAAGCACAAGGAATTCAGTCATTGTTTAGAGACCCCGAAAAAAAGGGATTGTTTCGTCTCTTGCTCAACAACAAGTATGGCGCCTTCCGAAGAGACAGCACTGGAGACCCTTCGACTCTTCCTCTCCCGCCGCGGCCTTCCGACAGAGACGGTCCGTGTGACCACTGAGGATCTTGATAAAGTCAATCTGTACACCATCGGCAAGATGCTGGTCATCTTCAATCAGAAGCAGACAACCTCCATTCCCGACATTGGAAATTACCGCAAGTTTGCAGCGGAAAACGCGTACACCAACGGCATTGTGATTGTGTCTCGATCCAAACCCTCGGACAATGCACTCTTGCAGATGAAGGCTGCGTCGAAGGACCGCATTCACTTCTTCTACCTCCCCGAACTGCAGTATGACATCACACAGTCTCGCTGGTCCATGCCACACCGAATCATGAAGCCCGATGAGATCACAGAACTCCTCAAGACGAGGAACATCACCAAGCCCGAGGTCCAGTTGCTGTCGATCGATTCGCAGGACATTCAGGCACGCATTCTGGGCGCCATCCCTGGAGACGTGATTGAGGTGATTCGCCACAGCGACACGGCGGGACAGTCCAAGGTGTGGCGCTACTGCGTGGTGGACGCAAATGTTGTTTGAAGACAATGAGTGCACCCGTAGCCGACGGACAGTTGGCGGACCTCGACGCCAAGTTCAAGACTGCCCGCGCAGACTATGACGCGAAGGTCGCTGCAGCCTTGGACCCCTCGAACCCAACCACGGCGGCGGCAGCCGTGGCGGCTAAGCAGACCATGGTGAATCTCGTAGAACAAATGGTGAACGTTACGACACAGAACGCGACTCCTGATCTGGACACCAAACACCGTCAGTTCATCGACAAACTTCACACCTTGCAGGCGGAGTACGATACCCTGTCGTCGAGCAACGACCAACTCAAGACCCTCCAGGCAATTCGTGCCCGCGAAGAGGAAAAGTTCGATGGTCCCTTTTACTTTTTCGGTGGGCTCTTTGTCGTCTCGTGCTGTGCATTGCTTGCCACTCTATTGATCAAGCACTAATAGACACCACCCACAAAGACAGCAAACACGCCAATGACGAAAATAGCCACGGCCTTGGCGATGAGGACGGACGTATCTTGGTCACGATCTGCGGTATTGACCTCTGACTTGTTCAGTGTATCCTTCAGTGTAGGAAGTGTGGTCGTATAGGAGGCGACCTGTTCACGGAGCTTTGCTACGTCACCGCCCAGACCTCCACCTTCCGTTATCTGACGCTGGATATCCCCCTGTAGATTGACCGTTCCCTGTTGTTCTTCCGCGAGCATTGTGTCAATCTGTGTCTTGGCCGCAGCCGTTGCCTGACCTGCGGCTGCGTCGTTCGGGTTGAGTGTGGACGCTGTCAACAGGATCTTGTATGCATCCAACCGATCCTTCACCTCTTTCGACAGGACAATCGTCGCATCCGCCGTCCCAGACGGGGGTGGATTCGTCAATTGCTCACGAGCCGTGAGATTGATAATAAACAGCAGGGTTCCTGCGAGAAGGACAAGCCACTCGAGCATTATCTCTTGGCTAGTAAACAAAATGCCCGTTAGTTCCTTCCTCGAACTCGGTGGACAGGGTAGGAGGGTTCACACGCCCCTCACAACGGATGCGTCGGAACACACACGTTACATCCGCATGGCCGCCACGCTCGCGCCCTACATCAACAATGGCGTGTCCCCCGTGCCGAATGCCCTTGGTTGGCGGGACATGGGTGCGAGCCGTGATGCTCGTCTCGTTGCCCCCATCTACGGCGCGATTCGTGCTTTTCTTCCGAACAGAGGATAATGAATGACGGCCAACTTGCTGATGTGGCACGTGATAGCACCCTGAAAGTCCACCAGTCCTCTCGGCTATTGTCTCAGGCCTCCGACGCCTACGACGAGTTCCTCGAAGACACACCGTCTCCCCGTCAGCCAACGGCAGGGTCTATTGATTCGCGGTCCTCCAAGGAACGCCAAAAGATTCTCAAGGTGCAGGCCATGCGCCTCTACGTGATTCAGGTAGCCCTACTGACGATCTTGTTCTGCATTCTGGCCTATTGGCTGCTGCCTACCTGGGCTGCTCCAATGGTGAGTCTGTTGATTCTTGCTACGGGCATCGGGTCAGCAATCTATCTTTCGAAGATATAATGGGTCAAGCGTTCTCTGCTCGTCTTGAAGAGGAGGCC